GGTGAAAAGCCTGAGAACACTACAGACGAAGAATGGGCTGATACTATTGCTCGCAACAAAGAGCATCTAGTAATCATGCTTGCTAAAGACTTTTGGACTACTGAAGATTTAGCACCATTGCAAGCAGCTTCAATTTAAACGGTAAAGGACTGCCGATTCAGTCCTAATTTTGGAGAAAATCATGGGTGAAAACACGAAAAAAACCCCGATTGTGCTTGATGATGTTAAATATTTTTATGAAGAATTAACCCAAAGCCAACAGGTGATGGTTAATCATATTCAAGACTTAGACCGCAAAATTGGTGGAGCATCATTCTCGCTAGACCAGCTAAATGTTGGTAAAGCTGCTTTTATCAGAATGCTGAAAGAATCATTAGAACCTAAAACGGAGCAATAATGGAGCAGTCCGCACTTAATTGGGTATTTGGCGTAGCTAACCTTATATTGGGTGCGGCTCTCAAGTGGATATACGATTCTCATCGTGACTTACGCAAGTCTGATGAAAAATTAGCTGAAAAAGTTAATAAAATTGAGGTCGTTGTTGCTGGTGAGTATGTCAAAAGAGAAGATTTTGACCGAGTAGCCAATGTCATATTTGCCAAGCTGGATAAGATTTCTGAAAAGTTAGATTCTAAAGCTGACAAGTGAAAGATTTACTGCCACAAATATTAGCCTATGTAAGTAGCCCATTTAGGTTATTTGCGCTAATCATTATGGCGGTTCTTACCTTTGCTGGTTACTTTATTTGGCAGAACCAAGAGGTTATGTTGGGGGCTTACAAAAAGTCCAAAGAACTACCTACCATGAACTCAGACCGCTATGACGATGCTTCTAGACTGCTATTTAAAGGCTCAAACGCAGATGTCGTGGTCATATTTTCAGTAAATACGGTCATTGGCAAAAGAATTGTTGAAAGAGCGTACATTCCTGAATCAAGATATAAAGAGTTTGATGGCCACGATGTTGGTTTGTTTAGCAAAAACTTAGCCAACAACAACGATATTATCAAGATGATGGCCGATGAAATACCATGCTCTGAATACCCTAAAGCACAATCAGAAATAGGTCTTTGGTATAAAAACTTAGGCATTAACTACACTTGTAGGATTGCCGTGCCACCTAGTAACAATCAATTTATTGGTCAAATAACTGTAGGCTGGAAAGAAAAGCCCAGTGACCCTGAAGCCATGTTAATAATTGCATCATCAATGTTAATGAGGAAATAATGCTACCAATCGCTGCCATACTTAGCATAGGTGAAAAGGTCTTAGACCGAGTATTGCCTAATCCTGAAGCCAAAGCCCAAGCCCTTGCTGAACTAGCAAAATTACAGCAAGAAGGTAAATTAGCTGATTTACAAGCTGACATGAACGAGCAAAACAATGTATCAGAGCGTTGGAAAGCTGATATGTCTAGCGATTCATGGTTATCTAAAAACATTCGCCCCATGACTTTAGTTTACATTTTGACTGCTTTTATTTTAATGGCTGTTGTTGATGGTTATGGTTTTAAAATTTCAGAGGCATATGTCAATTTACTTGGTCAATGGGGTATGGTGGTGATGACCGCATACTTTGGTGGCAGAACCCTTGAAAAAATTATGGATAAACGCAATGCAACTAAGTACTAATTTCACCCTTGAAGAAGCCACATTCAGCGAAACTGCTGTTCGCATGGGTATTCCTAACGAACCAAGCCATGAACAACTAGAAAACATGAAGAAGGCAGCAGAAGGCATGGAAGCCATTAGGAAGTTGTTAGGCAAGCCGATTAGAGTTAATTCATGGTTACGCCTACCAGCGGTTAATCAAGCCATTGGTGGGGCTGCTAAATCAAGTCACATGGATGGCTGGGCTATTGACTTTGTTTGTCCTAGCTATGGCGACCCTTATGCTGTGGCCAAAGCTTTAAAGGATTCAGATATTCAGGTAGACCAAGTGATTCATGAATTTGGTAGATGGGTGCATGTATCGTTTGCCCCTGAGATGAGAAACCAATTCCTGACCATATTTAAACCGCAGAATAAATATGTATCAGGAATCTTGACTGCTGAAGAATACTCAAATATTGCTTAAAAAAATGCAGAGTATTAGGGCTAGGAATAACCAAGTGCATAAGTGCATTAAAAAGTTGTTCATTTTGCCCCCATGTAGGTATATCTAGCCCAACGCTTACCTTCTGCTGTTTCAATGATAGCAATAATGTTGTGAGTGCCTTTTAAATCGCATATAACGGCTGCTAGGCGTGTGATGCCATACTTTTGGATGGCTTCCCAGCTAGTGATTGATTTACGCTTTTTAAAGTGAGCTAACACCATCTCTTTTTGATTCATATTAAAGACCCCCTGTGCGGATTACCCATACTGTTAAAGGAACAACAAAGAAACAAACACCTAGAAATAAACCTTTTAGAATATCAACCATTTAAAGCCTCGCTAAGTTCAGATTCAAGAAACTCGTAAGTAGATTTGGCAATAAGGTCGGTGATGTCCTCACCTTTGTGAAATACGCCTTCTACATAAATCTGCGTACCGAACATGCCTACACTTTCATCACCATCTTCTGTATGATAGTGAATCTCTAATTTGATGCCGTCATAATCGTATTCATATACTTCCATTTGCTTCTCCTTTGTTTACTCACTGCGTTATTGCAGTAATGACAGTTTAGCTAACTTAAGTGATAATGCAAGAAATATTTACAGAATTAGGGAAAGTACTTAGATTGTGTTGTTTTTATGCAACAACTGTAAGGTTATTTTTAGTTGATTGTAAAGTTTTGGCTCCGCATCTGAGAATTGAACTCAGCTAACCATGGATTAACAGTCCAGCCCATGCACCATGCTCGGGTTCTGCGGAATATCCTTTAGATATTGTTCTTTAAGCGGTAAAACGCTAAAAGATGGGCAAAGCATTCCCATGCCGATTTCAGGGAATCGGGGGGTATTTCGCATAACTTTACTTCATTCGTAGTGCCATTGACAAATACAATCGCGGCTCTGCATTCCTCTATTTTGTAGCCAAGGCCCACGCAATAGGCTGCCAGTTGCATTTCATGTTCATGATATGGCTCAACCTTGGATAAATCAGTTTCTTTGGTCTTAAAGTCCACGACTAGATTTTCGGCTGATAGGTCAATTTTTCCACCGTACCCTAGCTCATGGGCAAAAGACTTCTCTGATAGCCACAGCTGGCTTCCAAACGCATCTATGAGGGCTTTATCTATGTTCTTCACATATTGTGGCCACTCAGGTAGGTAAACTTGCTCAAAATAGCTTTCAATAATGCCGTGGATAGCAGTGCCACGGTCTGCTGCTTGTCTGCCCTGAACCTTAGAATCAGCCATTACTCGCTCAAGCCAGTCGCTTTCAGGTTCGTTTGGCTCTCTTGGCAATGTCAAAGCTGATAACAACACCTGAGTCTGCAACCAATGGGTTAGCGCTGGTTTAGCTGCCACACCTAAGATAGTTGTCACACTAGGAACGAGGTCTAGCTTACGAGCATCACGCAAGGTGGTAGCCCTAAGCCCTGTTTTACCTTCTACCTGATACGCTGATTTACCTGTTTTGGTGTACCAATGAGAGGATTCGCTATTTTTTTGTTTAATTATCATTTCTCACTCGCTTTCTTTAGTATTGCTCTCTGTAAATGAATTTTAAAAAGTCTCTAGTGCAGTGCAAACATAACCATACTTTTCTTTTATAAGTATTACCGCCAGCATCTCCACTAACACTTCTGCCACCTATATGCCCTTCATAGTGCAAATCCATTTCACCCCATTCATATTTGCCTTTTGAATCTACTGTATCTTCAATACCAGCACATCTGTCGCATCTATATGATGTAATTGTTTTTGTTTCTTTTCCCATTATTTCTCATTCGCTTTCTTTAGTATTGCTTTAGCAAATAAAACATTCCAATTCTTATCTGGGGTGCAAGTTAAATTATTGGCTATTGCTTTTATTTCCTCATCACTTAACTCTCTTGGTGCGGTGTAGAGTGGAATCATGTCTTTCTTCATGTCATCATCTAACATACAGTATTCGTCATTTAAAAAGATGTTCCACAAATCATCAGTCCATGCAACAGGTTTCATTTGATTTCCATTCTGCAAGTAAATTGTGATTTAGCTATCTTTAATACATCTTCAAAGCTTAATTGAGCGTTTTTACCGCTTTTATAGCCATGGCCATACATAAGCACTAGGCCAACAATAAATAATGCCACCCAAGCGGTTTTAATGGCTACCTTAGTCATTTTGAGTCCACCAAAGGGCAAACAAAATAGACAAGATAGCTAGGGTTAACATGCCAAACCCACCGATTACGACCCACAAAACGGTTAGCATGGGTTAAACATCCAACTGGCGGCAACATCCATGCGTGGTGAGAACTTTTTAGGCTTTTTTTCTCCACGAGAAGCTTCTCTGTATTTCTTTTGTAACTCATGCTGAGGTATTGGTGCTAATTCAGGCGCATCAGGTAAATTACCAGTTGCATAGAATGACTTTGGCTTACCTTTTGGCGTTCTTTCGTAATGGTGAATGTATATCTGCTTTGATGTTCTTAGCTGGGTAATGTAACGAGCAATAAACACCACGCTAACATCTAAAAATTCAGCCATTTCTGTGCGAGTCATAGGCGTAATAGCTAGTTGCTCCAATAGTTTTTTTTGTAAAAGTTCTTTTCTATTCATCTTTAATTTCTACAAAGTTATAAAACCACTCATCTTTTGCAGTCCATTTAGCATGGTTTTCAACGCTGTAAATCTGAGTTGGTATCTTAAAATCAGGTGTTTTTAATACCGCTGGGACTAATGAAACATCGTACCAAAGGCATCTATTGTTAGGCTGGCAAGCAAATTGGCCATTGTCTAGTTTAATAAAATTGTAGGATTTATGTTCTTCTACACCCTCACTAAAACTGGTATCCAAGCGGTTAGCATCAGGACTAGCAAAGTCAATAGTGAATAAATAATTGCCAAAATGAAACTGCTTATCTTTGCCAAAGTATTTGACCTTTAAACCACGAAGATTAGACTTTTCAACCACGGCCATGTCATATGACAAACAATCCCAAATCTGCAAGAAATCCAGTGGTAATGGGTCAGCCACTTCTTTCCATACATACGCACTAATCGGCAGCTTGTCGTACAAAGCACCGTAATTGGTCAGCATAGACTCAATACGGAAAGCTTGACCTTTGATTGCTTTAGCGGTCATCCATACGCATGGTTCTAGCTCACCGTGACCTGATTCGTGGTTATACAAAAACTCTTTACGAACAAAGCATTTAACTGGTGGGATGTTGGCTACTAAAAAACTCATAATATCCTTAAGGTGGGGCTACTCGCTGCGTCTAAAAATTGGCTATTCTCCATACTGCTTTGGGGCATAGCAACCCCCTGTGGTCATTACTGACTCCATGTATCCAAATTTAGCATCCGCTTTTGCCCCTAAAATTTATCTAATACCGCATCCACAAACCATCTTACCGTTTGTACCTTGACGGCAACCGTAAGGTGAGTATGGTGGGCAAGATGCCGTAGCAATACCTGAAATGGTTAAAAGTGCAACAACTAATAGCTTTTTCATAATTACTCCTTAAAAGGGCATGTCATCATCAATATTGGCCAAGGCAACAGAAACAGCTTTATTAGCTTCTTCTTCACCGTTAGTGCCACGCCATTCAGCAGACTTTTTAATAATGTCTTTAAGTCCGTCTGAAAGACCGTCAAACTTAGCTTGGTCAAAAGCATCTAAGCTAAATATCAACAGTTCGTTTACGCCAGTAGGCTCAGGCATCTTCTTCAATGCTGCTGGCACTTGGCTTAGTCCTGACAAATTGGCGTATGTCTTACCTTCACGGTCATTATGAGTGACATTACACATAGCAAACTTGCCTAACAATACATTTAGGTCAAAACCTAGCAATTCTTCTGCTGTGAACTTCTTGCCACGCCATGATTCCAAGTCTTTGCGTAGGGTAGATTGCTCGCCCAAAGACATGGTATAGCGTTTAGAAATCATCAATGGCTTGCCATCGTTAGTTGTTAGTGGGTGGCCATCGTTATCTTCGCCATGTAACTCAAAGCTAAACATCAGCTTGCGTTGCATTTTGATTGCACCTTGCCATTCAACCTTCTGAGTGCCAAGGTCTAGGATTCTGTATAAACGCCCAAGGTGTGACCCTGATGGCGGTAGCTTAAAAGTAGATTCTGTACGGTTTTCTCTAATAATCATTAAATTACTCCTTGTTTACGGAAAATAGATGCCCAGTCCTCAAATATTGGGGCTAGTTTAGATTTTGGTTTGGAAGGTTTACCACACGCCCAACGAATGATAGAAACATCATCATCGGATAAGAAATCACCAGCTTCCATGCGTTCTAAAGCTAGTTCTAGGCGTTCTTCTTGCTGTTGCATGGCAACAAATTCATCGTGGTTCATAAATACTCCTTTTCTCACTGCGATATTGCAGTAATTAAATATTAAGCCCACTAAAAGAGATTGTCAATACCCTTTGCAAAATATATTTTTTAGGCTATACTAAGCTTAATTATGAAATTAACTGACTCACAAATTGTAGACCTTTTAGGTGGCACAACTGCTGTTGCCAAGCTATGCAAAGTAAGCCCACCAGCTGTTGCCCAATGGAAAACCAAGGGCATACCATACGACAAAATGGTTTTTTTAGGGGCTGAGTTGGAGAAGAAAAGCTGTGGCTTAATGAGCAGAAAAAATATGTTTCCAAAAGTTTACAAATTTATTTGGCCAGAGTTAGAATAGTAAGGGTAAGGCTAGCAGAGGATTCTGCGAAAAGCTGATTAGTCACCAGTCTGCCTACCATTTTTTAACGACTACCTTTTGACCGAGGATAAAAATATGTTGAAGTTCCCCACCCAGTATGGTGTTGAAATATACCCATCAGTTTCAGGGCTAATATGCCTGAAGCAAGAATCCCTAGAGTTTGGTAAAGAAGTCACTGTGATGCTCACTATTGGGCAGTTGCGCGGCCTTGTTAAAAATCACAAAGCTTTGATTGAGCAAGCAGAACAAGCAAAAAAAGATTTTGCAGAGGAGTTAGATAATGAAACTAATTCCTAAGAATTGGGACAATTTCCAGCACTACAAACATCGTTCACCACCGTGGATAAAACTCCACAAAAACTTGCTTGATGACATGGCATTTCAACGCTTGCCTGTTGCTAGCAAAGCTCTAGCACCGATGCTTTGGTTGCTAGCAAGTGAGTCGCATGATGGAGTTATCCACAGAACACCCGAAGAAATTGCGTTTAGGCTTAGAATGACCGAAAAAGAGGTCGTTAGTGCCATTAAACCTTTGATTGATAACGGCTTTTTTATTGAAGATAGCGGTATGCTAGCAACAAGCTTGCAAGGTGCTACTACAGAGAAGAGTAGAGTAGAGACAGAGAAGAGTAAGAGAGAGAGTAAGAGTAAGACACCCACACCCATCTCCGATGATTTTCAAATTTCAGATTCTATAAAAGCATGGGCTTTAAAAAACGGACACACTCAACTTGAGAAACATCTTGAAAGCTTCATCAACAAATGCAAAGCTAAAAACTACAAATATTCTGATTGGGATGCTGCGTTCCGAAACGCTATTGCTGACAACTGGGCCAAAGTAGGGCAAGCCCAACTTACTCAAGACAAATCATATTCACGCTGGGATGCTTCAGTTTCTAGCACTATGGCTAAAGGCATAGAAATGGGGTTGCCACCAAAGATTGGTGAAACTGAAGGCCAATACCGTGAACGATTAAGATTGGCTGGCGCATGAAATACCACATATTTGATGAAAACAACGACAAAATGCGTATTGTCAGCAGCCTATGGGAAGCTAAACACATTACGAATTTAAGGGAAGGGTGGACTTTTGTTAGAGTTAGACAACCAAGACCTGTTTACGAGGATGCCCCATTTTGATGAAAACTACAGACACCAATGCGAAGTCAGGCAACTCATTAAATGGAGGCAAGAATGGGGATTGCCAAAATTCCAAGAGTATTTACGAAATGCTCAATTTAATTCAAGACGCGCAAAGTTATGTGGAAGCATTGCAGAACAATGGGCAAAAGGTAACAGGGGTGAAAAAGGAGAATGGCGATGAAAGAAATTGACCCAAACGCTTGCATAGATTTTATATTTGAAAAAGCACCTGAATTCGCGAAGGCAAAGGCAGTTCTTGCTGATTTAGAAAACGCTAAAAGCTCAATCAAAGCGGACTTGATGAAAGCCAGTAACGAGAATACGATAGCTGGTCAGGAGCGTGAAGCATACTCAAGCCCGCAATACAAACAACATTGCAAGGCTATTGGCATAGCTACCCACGAAGTAGAAATGCTTAAGCTGCACATAAAATGTGCTGAATTACGATGGGAAACATGGCGCACCCAGCAAGCCAACGACAGACAATTTGACAAAATGATAAGGAATCAATCTTGAACGAAACTCTCAACAAGGCAATTAACTTTGCCGTTAAAAGCCCAAAATACATTGATTTTGCTGAAACATTGCTTGAAATCAAACGAACAACTAAAGCCTACGAAGAAGCAACCCTTAAAAAAGACTGGGATGGGGCCTACGACATTAGCATTGTGTTGGTAGACCTGACCCACGACCTTGAAGATATTGCTCGTCAGATGCTAAATGACCAAAAGTGAAAAAGAACAATACTCCAAAGTCGCAAGACTTGGATGTGCGTTATGCCGTCACTTGGGTTTGCCCTACGATGGGGGTGTTGAAATACACCACATTAGACGATTTGGCGGTAAAAGAGCTAATGCACCATTTATCGGACTCTGTGTTGAACACCACCGAGGAAATACAGGTGTACATGGTCTTGGAGCAAAAGGGTTTGAAAAGCACTATCAAATTGGACAAGAAGATTTACTTAAAATGACGGAGAAACTACTTGCTAGTGCTTAACCTACCCCTACCCCCATCGGTAAACTCATACCGCACCATTTTTAGAAATAGAATGGGTATCAGCAAAGCTGGCAAAGAGTTTAAACTTCAAGTGCAAGACTATGTGCTTGACAATGCAGTGCCTAAAATGGGCGATAAACGCCTACAAATGCAAGTTACACTTTATCCAAGGGATAGGCGTAAGCAAGACATAGATAACCGCATCAAGGCCCTTTGGGATGCTTTAACCGATGCTGGCGTATTTGATGACGATGAACAGATTGATGTTTTAATAGTACAAAGGGGTGAAATCCGCAAAGGCGGTGGATGCCTAGTGATGATTGATGAGATTGATGCGACACGACAATAAAGAAACTGGTGACAGAACTTTGCAAGAATGCACAAACTGTAAATTACGAAAACCAAAAGAATTTGGGCGTTATGTACCCTATAACGAAGGAATGAATCAAAAATGGTTATGCGGTTCTTGTTTTGAGAAAAGAAATAGGCGATAATAGGCTCACGAGAGTGATATTTGGGGAAATCCGTGGAGAGTACCCATCTTTTTGGAGATGCTATGAAAGAGTGTGCTTTATTTACCCTAACGCTGTTGCATAGTGCGACCAACGCACACTTAATGCACTTCAAAACCAAGTCATTCGCACAGCACATGGCTTTAGGTACTTATTACGATGAAATCGTAGACCTTGTTGATGGATATGTAGAAGCCTATCAAGGTATTTATGGTTTGATTGAAGAATACCCAAATGTCTACCATTCACCAAAAGACCCAGTTAAGTACTTTGAATCATTGCAAAGATTCGTTAAAGATGCTCGTCAAGACCTTCCTAATGACTCTCAGCTTGAGAATTTAGTTGATGGCATAGCTGATTTAATTGACTCAACAACTTATAAACTCAAATTTTTGGGGTAATCATGCCTTTAGACAAATCAGGTAGCAAAGAATCAGTCGGCAAGAACATCAAAGCCGAAATGAAAGCTGGCAAGCCTAAAAAACAAGCCGTGGCGATTGCTTTAAATGTAGAGCGTGACAACGCAAAAGGTAGCCGTAAAGCCAAACTTGAAGAAGCTTATGGTCGCTTTTTAGGTGAAAGAGATGAGTCGTAAAGACCAAATCCGTGCTGCTATGGATAAGCACGACAAACCAATTGCCAAGACAACCAAAGGCAAAGGTAGGCACTACTTGTCAGTTGAAGAAGGTGCTGGCATGACTGAAGCTGGTAGAAAAGCGTATAACGCAAAGAACGGCAGTAATTTACAAGCCCCCCAATCCAGTGGCCCACGCCACGAAAGCTTTTGTGCAAGGTCTAAAGGATGGACAGGGGAACGAGGTAAAGCAGCTAGAGCAAGGTGGAAGTGCTAATGAAAACTTGTTTTTGTTGCAAAGAAGCCAAAGAAACTAGCTTATTTTTTAAGCATAAGCAAACGCATGATGGCTTACATAGCTGGTGTAAAGCGTGTTGCAAAAAAGGTAATTCTAAAAGTCGTGATAAAGTAAATTCTAAGATTGAAACTAGGGCTAAGGTATTTCTACAAAATGCCAAAAAAAGTGCCAAAAAACGCAATCAAGAATTTGCCTTAGAAGTTAATGATGTAGTAGGGTTTTGGAACGACCAAGCCATGATTTGTGCATATTCAGGCTTAGAAATGACCCTTGAAGCTGGTAAATTGAATACAGTATCTATTGAGCGTATTGATAGCAACATTGGATACACAAAAGAAAATACAATATTGGTATGCCAAGCAATAAACCGCATGAAGTCTGACTTTAGTTATGAAGATTTTTATATGCTTTGTCAATCAGTTGCCAAGTTTTTAGGCAATGACGAACTTAAACTTGTAGTGGGAGCGTACAAATGAAACATGGACTTTATGCTGCAATTCACGCCAAAAGAGAACGCATCAAAGCTGGCTCAGGCGAAAAGATGAGAAAAGTAGGTTCAGAGGGCGCACCAACGGCAGAAGCATTAAAAGAATCAGCTAAAACTGCTAAACCAAGGCGCAAAGTTATTGAAGAAGCTATGAAGGATATGTGATGAAACCAATGAAACGAGAATTTAAAGAAAAAGATGCTTTGTTGAGGCCACACAAAGAATCAACACTTGAAAAGAACGAAGCTAAACGAGTGGCTCGCAGAGAGATGTTAAACAAAGAATTTAATAAGATTGTTAAAGATAAGTTTTAACGATACAATTAAGTTATCTAACTACTTGGATGACTTATGCAAATCACAGAAGTTGCAGTTGAAGCGTTAATCCCTTACGCTAAGAACTCACGAACTCACGATGATGCACAGGTGGCACAAATTGCCGCCAGCATTAAAGAATTTGGGTGGACAAACCCTATTCTTGTTGATGGAGATAAAGGCATTATTGCTGGTCATGGCCGTCTAATGGCTGCTCGCAAGCTAGGGCTTACAAAAGTCCCTGTCATTGAGCTAAAAGATATGACTGAAGCCCAAAAGAAAGCTTATGTAATTGCCGACAATAAGTTGGCTATGAACGCTGGCTGGGATATGGACTTTTTAAAGCTAGAGCTTCAAGACCTAGAAGATGCAGACTTTGACCTATCTCTTACAGGCTTTGACGATAAAGAGCTAGATGCTTTATTAGCACCTGAAATAACCCAAGGGCTAACAGACGAAGATTCTGTACCTGATATTCCTAAAGAACCAATTACTAAGCTTGGTGATATTTATATCCTTGGAAATCATAGACTTATGTGCGGTGATAGCACTAGTACGGATGCTGTGGATAACTTGCTAGAGTTTGGTAAAGCTGATATGGTATTTACTGACCCACCCTATAACATGGACTTTACTGGTGGAATACACGCTGACGGCTCTAAAAGCTTTAACGCTAAACATGGTGGCATCAAAAACGACAAAATGTCTAAAACTGAGGCAGAAGACTTCTTTGATGCTATTAACGCAGTTATTTACGCATACTGCGTAGGTGCGTTTTATATTACTTTTTATAGGTTAGGTATAGGCGAGTATTGGAAATCGCTAGAAAGAACCAATTTAAAGGTTAGAAGCCTAATTATTTGGGATAAAGGCAACCATACCCTTAGCAATAGCGACTATATGAGTAAGTATGAACCTATTTTTTACGGTTGGACTGGCGATAACCATAACTTTTATGGCGGTAATAACGGCATGGATATATGGGATATTAAAAGAACGGCTAAAAACGACCTTCACCCTACTATGAAGCCAGTAGAACTTATTGAAAAAGCCTTAGAAGACGCAAGTAAACCTAATAATGTAGTTTTAGACCTATTTGGTGGCTCAGGCTCTACTCTGATAGCTTGCGAAAAGATGGGTAGAAAAGCTAGATTAATGGAATTAGACCCAAAATACTGCGATGTAATCGTTAAGCGCTGGGAAGAATTTACTGGTAAAAAAGCAACTTTAGCGGAGTTATAAAATGGCAAAAATGGGAAGACCAGCTCATACTCCCACTCAGGCTGATAGAGATACGGCTAAACGCCTGTCTGCTTTGGGCTGTCCACACGAAGATATAGCTAAACGCCTAAAAATTAGTGCGGATACCTTAACCAAGTATTACCAAGACGAGTTAGATGAAGGGCGTATTGATGCCAATTCAGCTATTGCTGGCACATTGTTCGCCCAAGCCAAGAAGGGTAATACGGCTGCTGCTATCTTTTGGCTAAAAACTAGGGCTAGATGGAAAGAAACGAGTGCCCATGAGATTAGTGGCAATAACGGTGGCTCAATACAAATAGCATGGGCTGATGAAGACGATAAAGCTTAAATATCGCCCAAGAACGGTATTTGCAGACTTTCACGAAAGAACCCAGCGTTGGGCAGTATTAGTAGCCCACCGAAGGGCTGGTAAAACCGTTGCTTGCATTAATGACCTAATCCGTAGGGCTTTGCTTGAAAACAAGAAAGATGCACGGTACGGCTATCTTGCGCCCTATTATTCTCAAAGTAAGACTATTGCTTGGGACTATCTTATGCGGTATTCAGAACCTTTTAGGGTATCTGCCAATCAATCAGAGCTATGGGTGGAGCTATTCAACGGTGCAAAAATAAGGCTATTTGGTGCTGACAACCCTGATGCCTTGCGTGGTTTATACCTAGATGGCGTGGTTCTTGATGAATATGCCGACATGAAGCCTAGCGTTTGGGGTGCAGTTTTACGCCCATTATTGGCTGACAGGGGTGGATGGGCGGTATTTATTGGCACACCCAAAGGTCATAACGCCTTTTACGATATATACAACACGGCCACTAAGCAAAACAACTGGTTTGTAAGAACGCTAAGAGCAAGCCAAACAAACCTATTGCCACAGCCTGAATTGGAAGATGCTCAGGCATCCATGTCACCTGACCAATACGAGCAAGAGTTTGAATGTAGCTTTGAAGCTGCCATTATGGGTGCGTTTTATGGTAAAGAGATGCGAGTTCTTACCGATGCCAAGCGCATTACCACGGTTGAGTACGATAAAATGTTCCCATGCCACACTGCTTGGGACTTGGGTTACTCAGACGATACCGCGATTTGGTGGTATCAGGTCGTATTTGGTGAGCTACGGATACTGGACTACCATTCAAGCAACGGCCATCAAGTCAGTTATTACACAGACCTATTGGCTGCCAAAGAACGAGAGTTTGGGTATAAATACGGCACACATTATTTACCCCATGATGCAAGGGCTAAAACACTAGCAAGTGGTGGAAAATCAATTATTGAACAAATATCTAGCAAAATTCCATTGACTTCGCTTAAAATAGTGCCAAGCTTATCGCTTCAAGACGGTATTCAAGCCACTAGACTTGCATTAATGCGAAGCTGGTTTGATGCAGATAGATGTCATGACGGTATAGAGTGCTTACGGCAGTATCAGCGTGAATACGATGAGGACAAGAAGGTTTTTAGGGATAAACCCAAACACGATTGGACTTCTCACGGTGCAGATGCTTTTCGTATGCTTGCAATAGCATGGAAAGAAGAAGATAAAACCACTCCGAAAGACCACTCTGTACGGGGTATTGTAGTAGGTGAGAACAAAACCACATTGAATGATATGTGGCGAACTCAAACCACAAAACCTAGCGGAAGAATATAAGCATGGAAAATTCGTCAAAGCACACCTATGAGAACTGGTACAACGAGATTGCCAGTTATGAGCGCACCTTTAAGAAATGGGAAGGGCGAGCAGATAAAATCCTCAAACGCTACCGTGACGATTCTAGGACTCAGAACAATCCTAACGCTAGATTCAATATCCTATATTCCAATGTGCAGACGGTTATTCCAGCCATCTTTGCACGACTACCAAGACCTGATGTAAGCCGTAGATTCCGTGACAACGACCCAATTGGTCGTGTTGCTTCTATGATGCTTGAGCGAGCATTAGAGTATGAGCTAGAACATTACACTGATTACAAGTCCGCTATGGTCTCTGTGGTATTTGACCGCATGATTGGTGGCCGTGGTACAGCTTGGGTTCGTTATGAACCGCACATTGTTGCTGGTGAAAAAGGTTTTCCTGAAGATGGCGTACAGATTACCGAAGATATTGACGAAGCTGACGAATCACAAGAAGGTTTAGAGAACGAAAGCCCTGAGCGTATTGAGTACGAGTGCGCACCCATTGATTATGTTCACTGGCGTGACTTTGGCCATTCAGTAGCTAGAACATGGGAAGAAGTGACTGCGGTATGGCGTAAAGTCTATATGAACCGTGATGCCTTGGTTAATCGTTTTGGCGAAGAACTTGGCTATCAAATCCCATTAGATTCAACACCGCATGACTCAAAGACTTATGCCCAACAACAAGATATGGCTATGCAAGCCACCATCTATGAGATTTGGGATAAAGAATCAGGCAAAGCACTATGGATTAGCAAATCATTAGGCAAGATTCTTGATGAGCGTGATGACCCATTGCAGTTGGAGAACTTTTGGCCATGTCCGAAGCCATTGTTTGCTAACTTAACGACTGAAAACCTAGAACCAATCCCTGACTTTGTAATGTACCAAGACCAAGCAAGGGAATTGGACACATTGTCAGACCGTATTGATGGCTTGATTAACGCATTGAAGGTTCGTGGTGTTTACGATGCTTCCTCAAGCGAATTACAGCGTTTATTCTCTGAGGGCGAAAACAACACCTTGATTCCAGTCCACAATTGGATGGCTTTTGCTGAAAAGCAAGGCATGAAAGGTGCGATTGACCTAGTAGACATTACCCCATTTGCTCAAGCTTTAGCCCAGTGCTACCAAGCTATGGAGCAAGTTAAGGGTCAAATCTATGAGTTGATGGGTATTGCCGACATTCAGCGTGGTCAAACAGACCCTAATGAAACGCTTGGCGCACAGATTATCAAGTCAAACAATGCTGCTGGTCGTTTAAAGACTATGCAAAACCATGTGGTGCAGTTTGCCACTATGCTGTTGAACATTAAGGCGCAGATTATCTGTAATCACTTCTCTGAAGATACGATTATTAAGATTTCAGGTGCTGACCAGCTATCTGACAACGATAAGATGCTTGTACCGCAAGCTCTACAGCTATTAAAGTCAGAATCAGCTAAGAACTTCCGCATTGAAGTTACTAGCGATTCAATGATTTATCAGGATGAGCAACAAGAAAAAGCTGACCGTATGGCTTTCTTGCAAGCGATGGGTGCTTTCTTCCAACAAGCAGTGCCAATGGCCACAGCAATACCTGAAACAACACCAATGTTGATGGAAATGCTTAAGTTTGCCGTGACTGCGTTTAAAGCTGGCAAGCAACTTGAAGGAATTATTGACGAAACTGCCGATAAATTCCGTGAAAAAGCTAAAGAACAAGAAGGTCAGCCTAAACCGCCAACACCTGAAGTTCAGAAGATGCAAATGCAAGCCCAGCTTGAGCAACAGAAGATGCAAGCTCAGATGCAGTTGGAACAGCAGAAGATGCAATCACAAATTGAGATGGAAAGAGCTAAACAAGAGTACCAATCTCAGGAAACTCAAGTTCGCATGCAGATGGAAATGCAAAGAGATGCTGCTGAACGAGAGATGGAAATGAAGATGGCACAAATGAAGATGATGACTGAGCGTAATACCCAGTTGTTGTTGGCTTATGTAAACAACGGTGCTAAGGTTGAAGTAGCTCAAATCTCTGCTGGCGTAAACGGTGGCGAAGGATTGCCACAGGCCTATGATTTAGATGAAGATATGGCCAAAGCTATGGAACATCCGCTTGCGCCAATCGCTTCTGCTATTCAACAGGGTAATCAACAGACTGCCAACATGATTGCACAGTTAGCTGAAAACATTAACCAAAATAGCAGCAGACCTAAACAAGTCATTCGTGGAGCAGACGGTAAGATTATAGGTGTTCAATGAGCGCATTAAAGTATTCCAACGGTACTCGTCACGCCCAAAACGAGGGCTTGATTGCTTACGCTGGTAGTGGTGCAATTATTAACATTTACCAAGGCACTGCCCCAGCTAATGCTAATACTGGCATAACAACACAGACCTTATTGGTTACTTGTGTGTTGGCTGGTGCATTTGGCACGGATACCAATGGAACTTTAACGCTTGGCACAGTCAATAATGGAGTTGCGGTAACTAGTGGAACAGCTAGTTTTTTCCGTATATTCAAGGCTGACGGCACAACCGTAGTGATGGATGGTTCAGTAGGTGTAACAGGCGCAGATTTAAACCTTGACACTACCAACATCAACATCACGCAAACCGTCAATATTTCAGGTGGCACTATCATTAGGAATAATCAATAATGGCTATTACCGTCAAACACACCAAAGTTAGCACCGTACCTGATACCACAGATACCTCTTTAGTACGCCCATCGGATTGGAACGCTGACCATACGCTTACAGGCTTAGGCTCAATGGCCGAGCAAAACGCCAACAATGTTAGTATCACAGGCGGTTCAATTAGCGGTACAACGGTAAGTGGTTACATTCCTACAAGCGAAAAAGCGCAACCTTTAGGTGTTGCCACGCTTGATGCTGGCGGTAAAGTGCCAACAAGTCAGATTCCATTGCAAGGCGACCTTAACTATCAAGGCACATGGAATGCTAGTACAAATACACCAACTTTAACTAGCTCAACAGGCACACAGGGTTATTACTATGTCGTTGATGTGGCTGGTTCTACAGACCTAAACGGCATTACTGATTGGAAAGTGGGCGATTGGGCGATATTTAACGGCTCTGTATGGCAAAAAGTAGACAACACCGATGCTGTGACTTCAGTAAACGGTCAAGTTGGTACTGTGGTGCTTACAACAACCAATATTGCTGAAGGCACAAACGAATACTTCACAACTGCTAGAGCTAGAGCATCAGTAAGTGCTGGCACAGGCATTAGTTACGATAGCGGCACAGGAGTAATCACTAACTCAAGCCCATCATTGGGTGGCGATGTAGTTGGCCCAGCTTCTGCAACAGATAACGCAATTACTCGTTTTGATACAACAACTGGCAAGCTAATCCAAAACTCAGTAGTAACTGTTAGCGATACAGGTGCAGTTGCTGGTGTTAGCCACATAACTGACATTGATTATGTAGACTTTGACACAACTTACAACACACCATTGGGTGCTGGTCAATTAGGCTGGAACGGCAACGACACTCTTGGTTTAGGCATGATTGGCGGTAATGTCGTGCAACATATTGGCGAAGATACATTCTTTTATGTAAAAGCTAGTGCCACAATCACTAAGGGTCAGTTATGTATGTTTACTGGTGCGGTTGGCTCAAGTGGGGTATTAACTGCTGCTCCAGCTACTGCTATTCCATTTGCTGAAGCTATTATTGGTGTAGCTGCCGAAGATATTGCAAATAACGGTTTTGGTTTAGTGCAAAGCATGGGAACGCTAAGAGGTGTAGATACTTCAGCTTTCTTAGATGGTGACATTCTTTACTACAACTCTGCCGTAACAGGCGGTTTTACCAAGGTTTTCCCAACGAGTGGCCCTATTGTTATTGCTGCTGCGGTAGCTAAATCAGGCTCAGGCGGTTCAGGCATTCTGACAATTCGTGTTTCATTCCAAACAAGAGTAACCGCTGGAACAGCAATGTCTGTAACTCAAGGCAACGATGTGGTAACGGTAACAAATACTGCTCCTGACCAAACTGTAAGCATTTCAGGTGGCACAGGTATTAGCACAAGTGGCACTTATCCTAACTTTACAGTCACTAATACAGACACAGGTAGTTCACAAAGTATATTTAAAAATGTGGCCGTTGCTGGACAATCTACCATTGTTGCTGATAGCAATAACGACACATTGACAGTGGCTGCTGGTGCTGGCGTAACCCTAACAACTGATGCTTCAACAGATACTCTGACCATTACTACAGTGGCTATTTGGGGAGCGTAATGACTACTGCGTTTCAGTCAAATGCGTTTCAAAACTCAGGGTTTCAGGTAGACCCAGTAACAGGTGTTATTTACGCAGTAGACCAAGACGATACTTGTAACATAGTTGGTACTGTTACAGGCGGTAATGTTGAAGTTGATACACATGACGGCTTCACTAAAGAAGAAGTTAAACGCTTTAAAAAGCTTCAAAAGAAATTAGCCCAAGCTGAAGCTGCAAAGATTCAAGCTAGGTTAGATAAGCAATTCCTACGCAAGCAACAAATCAGGGACTTGGTAGACCCTAAACCTTCACAAGTTAAACAAACTAAAGTAGAATCCGTTTCAGAAGTTAAGATTGATAAACCGTCAATTGACACAAAGAAACTCAATGCGACCATTATCAATCTTCAACGCCAGCAAGAACAACTGCTGAAAACGGTTGAGTTACGGAATCAAATAGCACAAGCTCAGGCTTTGTTAGCGATTCACGAAGCTCAAATGGCTGCTGAACGAGATGATGAGGAAGCATTATTACTACTAATTTAAATCCCCACGCAGAGTATAAGAAAGCCTACGATAACCTACATGCTGGTAGGTATTCTGCTGGCTTCAGGCTTTTTGAGTACCGTTGGCATAAAGACATCTTAGCCAATCAAACCATTCCCTACGCAAGATTGCCTGTTGCACCTAAAACATGGCACGGTGAGTCACTTATTGGTAAATCCATTGTGGTTCAGATGGAGCAAGGCTTTGGCGATATATTCCAATACGCTAGATTCTTGCCAGCCCTTAAAGTCTTGGGTGCAAAAAAGGTGGTTGTTTTGTGCGTTCCACCACTTATGCAATTACTTGGTCAGATGGAGTGCATAGACCAAATAACTAACCTTACAGAAGAAGGCCCAGCCCACGAATGTGACCTATGGATTGGCTCAATGTCATTACCGTATTACATTGACTGCGCCATGCCTTATGCTAAATCACTATTTCCTGTAAGCAATAAGAAAGTTGTTGGCTCAGAAGGCTATTTTGAAGCCGAACCAAGCAATATTCCTAAGAAAGTAGGCGTTAATTGGTCTGCAAGCAAGGGGACTTTGCATTGGATTAAGTCTATTTCTGCCGAACACATGGAAACCTTGGTGGGTGATGATGTTTATTCGTTAAACCCTGAAACAGATGCCAATTTCTACCCCTTACCAAACGATGGGTGGAAAAAAGACTGGTCGATTACCGCTAAACACATGAAGGCCATGAAAGGCGTGGTTACTGTAGACACTGGAACCGCTCATTTGGCTGGTGCTTTAGGCGTTAAAACTATTGTTTTGCTACCCCAAGAGTCTTTTGTATGCTGGCGGTGGAAGAATGCCCGATGGTATGACTCCGTTGTCTGCTTACGCCCTGATGAATACCACAAAGTACCTGAACTAATAGCGAGGATGTAATGAAACATATTTGCCCACTATGCAAAAGCGAATACGACAAGCCTGAATCTACTGCCAAGACAGATAAAGAGCAGTTTATTGAGTTTTGGACACCAACTGTAGGCGCAGAAGAAGCCGAAAAGTCATGGGAAGCCAAGCAAATACAAGAAAGGCGTTATGCGCCAATGGTTCAATCAGACATTCAAGGTTATGTCAGCCAAATTGATGGCTCATGGATTGACTCTAAGTCTAAGCACCGCAGTCACCTTAAACAACATGGCTGTATTGAGGTTGGAAACGAAAAGATGAGTAACGCAACACCAAAGCAAGACCCACAACTAAAGCAACGCATCGCTGAAATAGCGTATGAAAAGCTTAGATACCGATAATCCGACAACTTGGAGAGCAAAATGTCAGAACAAGACCGCAGAGAACTATTAATGGCAGCAATGGAGCAAGCTGAAGATGGCACATTGGAAGCCCCTGAAGAACGAGAAATTGAGGTAGATGATGACCCAATACGCAACGAAAAAGGACAATTTGCGTCTAAAGCAGAGCAAGATAGACCTGTTGAGGAGTCTGCGCCTGATGTTGCTGAAACTGCGGAAGAATCAGACGGTTCCGTGGAAGCTAAGGAAGTAGAGTACACGCCTACTGTTGCTAGACCAACCACATGGAAAAAAGAGTATTTGCCTTTATGGGATAAGCTAGACAAAGGTGAAAACCTAACCCCTGACGAAGCTCGCAAGATGTTGGAATATTCAACTCAGCGTGAAACCGAATACAAAAAGGGTGTTTCTGCTTACAAGGCCGAAGCTGACAATGCTCGTGCTTTGACTGAAGCGATTAGTCCTTTTGTCCCTGAATTGCAAAAAAATAACATTCACCCAGCAGCTTGGATTAACAACTTGGGTAGAGCACACATGATTCTTACTCAAGCTCCGTATCAGCAAAAGGTTGAATTATTTAACAAACTTGCACAAGATTACGGAATTGATTTAAACTCAGCTTACAGTGGCGAAAATACAACACAGTATCAAGACCCACAGGCTTATGCGTTACAACAGCAAATTCAACAGTTGCAACAACAAGTTCAACAGGTTGGTAGCTGGAAGCAACAGCAAGAGCAAGGCGTTCTTATGAACGAGATACAAAGATTTAGTAGTGATGTGGAGAAGCATCCACATTTTGAGGCGGTGCGTGAACAAATGGCTCAATTACTTGAGAACGGTTTAGCAAACGACCTTGAAACGGCTTATGCAAAAGCTGTGCGTTTGAATGATGAAGTTTGGCAGACCGAACAGAATAAACTTCTGAAACAGGCTACAAACCAAGCAAGTCAAGCACAACGAGTAGCGAAAGCCAAAGCTGCTGCGGTTAGTCCTAAGAGCGTTACACCTAACACTCAGGCTGGAGCAACAGACAAAAAGGATAGACGGTCTATATTAGCCGAACAAATGGGTGAACTAGGCAGTCGTGTTTAATAAACTAAATTAAGGAAATATCATGGCATTCGCTAACTCAGCAATTACCGATATTATCGCAACGACTATCCAAAGCCGTAGCGGTGAATTGGCAGACAACTTAACAAACAACAATGCGTTATTGAAGCGTTTGAAGTCTAAGGGCAATGTACGCCCATTCTCAGGCGGTAATGTGATTTTGGAAGAAATCATGTATAACGACCCTAACACGAACAACGCTAACTCATACTCAGGTTACGAAGTTCTTAACATTACTCCTGACAGCCCTATTTCTGCTGCTCAGTTCAGCATTACTCAGTATGCTGACTCAGTAACAATGAGCGGTCTTGAAATGTTGCAAAACTCAAGCAAAGAAGCAATCATTGACCTTTTAGATGGTCGTATGCAAGTTTCTGAAGCTCGCCTATTAAACCGTATTGGTTCTGACATCTATGGTGACGGTACTGGTAACGGTGGTAAGAACATCACTGGTTTGGCAGCTGCCGTACCTGATGCTCCTACTTCAGGCACATACGGTGGTATTAACCGTGCAAACTGGACTTTTTGGCAGTCTAAGAAGTATGCTGGTGTAGCTGACGGTGGCGCAGCAGTATCTTCTACAAACATCCAAAAATACATGACTTCATTGGCTATCCAGTTGGTTCGTGGTAATGACAAGGCTGACCTTATCGTTGCAGACAACAACTACTACTCATTGTATGTTCAGTCACTACAAGCTATTCAGCGTATTACTAGCGAAGAATCAGCTGCTGGTGGTTTTGCATCATTGAAGTTCTACGGTGGTGGTACATCTGCAGATGTGGTGTTAGACGGTGGTGTGGGTAATGCTTGTACAGCTAACCACATGTTCTTCTTGAACACAAACTACATCTTCTTGCGCCCACACAAAGAGCGTAACTTTGTACCTATCGGTGGTGAGCGCCAAGCGATTAACCAAGATGCAATCGTGAAGTTATACGGTTGGGCTGGTAACTTGACTTGTTCTAACAGCTTCTTGCAAGGCGTGTTGATTGCTTAATAGCATTAACATCCACTAACTTTTAGGAGAAATTTAAAATGGCATATTCAATTACCCCAACCGCTGGTATTGATTTGGAAGAAGTAGTCCAAACAAACCCTAACTCTGCTGGTACTGGCGTACCTGTGAACGGCCCAGCTGGCTCACAAGTATTTGGTTCAGACGGCAAGCGTTATGTATTGGCAGTAGCTGGTGCAGCTGTTACAGCTTCTACAGCAACTTGCTCAATCAATGCTTCAACATTTGTTGCAACAGCTTCAGGTGGCTCTTACACAAGCCCAGCAGTAGCTCTAGCATCAGGTGACTACGCATGGTTCGCTGCTACTAGCGTTTAAGTAACTTAAGTAGTAAACTAAAGGGGCGGTCTTAACGGACTGCCCTTTTTTCTTTTAACAACCTTAATCCCTTAAGGAGTATTAAATGGCTATTGAATCAGACATCCGTAATGGAGATGAGAACCTGTATGCTGAGTTCTACATCAAACCTGTAAAACAAAACTTTGCTTCAGAAGAAGCTGGCAGACCAATTTTTCAAGATGTTGTGTTTGTCAAAATCATGACTCCTAGTGACCAATTGACCCAAATTGACACCATCGCTAGAGAAGACCACAAAGCCCGATTCCCAAGACAGTGGGCGCACTTTCAAAACAAACAAGCTGGACAAGCTCAAATTGTTGGTACACCTGTAGGTGAATGGCCACAATTAACTGCCAGTGCTGCCGAAGAACTGCGAGCATTAAAGTTCTTTACTGTAGAGCTAGTTGCTAACGCAAACGATGGTCAATTGCAAAGAATTGGCATGATTGCTGGTATGTCCCCTAATTCATTGCGTGACAAGGCTAGAGCGTTCTTAAACTTAGCTAGTGATTCTGCTGAAGAAGCCAAGCGTGAAGCTGAAATTGCTGAACTAAAAGCTGAAAACGAGAGAATTAAGACTGAAACTGACCGCAAATTGTCAGAGATGCAAGAACAAATGAAAGCTTTATTGCTTATGGCTTCAGAAAAGAAACCACGAGCAAAAAAGAAGGTTGAAGAAGTAGAAGAATAAATAAGGGGGTTCGCCCCCTTTTATTTTGTGCAGTAATTGTTATAATGAAGAAAACCTTAATTACTTAGGGTGCAAACCACTAAAGTAAAGGATTCGCCATGTCATTAACAATGCTTCAACTAATGCAAGACACCTCTAACGAGCTTGGATTAGTAGCACCTACTTATGTTGCTGGTAACACCAATCAAGATGTGATTCAGCTATTGTCTTTGATGAACCGTCAAGGCTATAACCTAACAAAAGAGTACGACTGGCGAGCATTACAAAGAGAATACCGTTTTTACACGCAATCTGTTAGCACAACAGGCGATGTATTAGATGGTTCTTATGACATTCTAAATGTGGCCAATACCACAGGCATCGTGCCTAATAAATGGATGGTTACAGGCACTGGCATTCCTCAAGACTGCTATGTGGTAGCCGTAAGTGGTTCAACTGTTACCCTAAATCAGCCAGCACAAGAAACTGCTGTTGGTACTACGCTTACCTTTGGTCAGACACAGTACGATTTACCGCCTGACTACGAAACAATCACAGACCGCACTCAATGGGATAAGACCAAGCACTGGGAAATGTTAGGCCCTGAAGATGCTCAACAATGGCAATGGCTTAAATCAGGTTATATCTCAACAGGCCCGCGAGTTCGTTGGAGAATATTAGGTCAGTATTTCAATATTTGGCCAATGATGAACACCCAAGAGTATTTGGGCTACGAGTATCGCTCTAAAGGCTGGGCTGAAAGCTCAACAGGCGCAGTAAAAAACAGCTTTACAGCTGATACAGATACGACCATATTTGATGACCAAATTATGATTCTAGGCACAAAGCTTAGATATTGGCAGATTAAAGGCTTTGATACCACTTCATTGCAACAAGAATATGACCGCTATTTGAATGTGGCCAAAGCTAACGACAAAGGCGCACCTAACTTATCATTCGCACCTTACCCATCTAAGGTTCTTATCGGTTACGCAAACATCCCTGACACTGGCTACGGAAGTTAATTATGGCTTTCCCACAAAGACGAGTTGCTAGAACGGCAAGTTTGCCCTCACCTATTGGTGGCTGGAATGCTAGAGATTCCTTAGCTGAAATGAACGCTATTGATGCGGTGGAGATGGTTAATTTCTTCCCTACTCCTACCGACATCTTGATGCGTAAAGGCTACAGTCAGCATTCAGGTGGCATAACTGGCTCAGTTGATACTTTGATGAACTATGCTGGCGCAACATCGCAGACTTTGTTTGCAGTTGCTAACGGTGTTATCTACAATACCGCCACTTCTACAGCCACTTCTGTATATACAGGCTTATCCAACAGCAGATGGCAACACGCTAACTTTGCCAATAGTGCTGGCGATGCGTTTTTATCAGCAGTGAACGGTCAAGACCCAGCTTTACTATATAACGGCACATCTTGGATTAAAACGGCTGCCACAAGCACAGCGCAAACAATTAGTACCATCACTAGGGGTGGCACAGGAAACCTAACAGCGACCCTAACAACGGCCTCTGCTCATGGATTGGTGACTGGCAATCAGGTAACTATCTCAGGTGCTACAGAATCTAACTACAACGGCACTTATTTAATCACGGTAACTAATAGCACGACATTTACCTATGTAATGGCCACAGCCCCAGCTGCCGATGCAAGCGTTGTTGGTTCTTATACCGTTAATTTTGGCATTACAGGCGTAAATTCAAACACTTTCATCAATATCAATGTGTTCAAAGAGCGACTTTTTTATGTAGAAAAGAACTCAATGAATGTTTGGTATTTAGGCACTAAAGCCGTATCAGGTGCTGCAAGCAAGCTAGACTTTGGTTCTGTTGCAAAAATGGGTGGATACATCCAAGCAATGGGTACTTGGACTATTGATGCTGGTCAAGGTGTTGATGATTACGCAGTTTTTGTAACTAACATGGGCGAAGTCATCGTTTATGAAGGTACAGACCCAAGCGATGTAACAAAATGGGCTTTAAGAGGTGTTTGGCAACTAGGTCAAGCTTTTACAAGACGATGCTTTACTAAGTTTGGCGGTGATTTACTGCTAATTACTCAAGAAGGTCTTGTGCCATTGGCTTCTGCCTTACAGTCTAGCCGTTTAGACCCACGAGTAAACCTTACAGACAAGATTTATGGTGCTTTTGCAAACGCAACTAGCTTGTACAGCACTAATTTTGGCTGGGAAATCCAATACTTCCCTAAAGCCAACATGTTGATTGTGAACATTCCTACAAATACAGGCTTTGAGCAGTATGTAATGAACAACATTACAAAATCATGGGCTAGATTTACTGGGGTTCAAGCAACAAACTTTGAAATTCACAACGAAAACATCTATTTTGGCTCAAACGGTTTTGTTGGTAAGTTTTGGGATACTTTTGCCGATAACGGTAATGTGATTACGGCCACAGTTCAACAAGCTTACAACTACTTTGATAGCCGTGGTCAAAACAAGCGTTTTACCCTTGTAAGACCTATTTTCTTGACCGATAACGGCTTGCCAAGCGTATTTTGTGCCATTAACACCGATTTTGATACTCAATCTCAATTGGGTCAGGTTTCATTTAACCCAACAGCTTTGACTATTGGTATATGGGATGTAGCCACTTGGGATAATAACTTTTGGGGCGGCACTTTAACGGTCAATAAAGACTGGCAAGGCGTATCAGGCATTGGTTACTGTGCAAGTATTTCACTGAATGTGGCATCAAAAGGCATTGAAGTTCACTGGGCATCAACAGACTTTGTAATGGAAGCTGGTGGCGTTATTTGAGGACTGTTGTTACCGATAATCAACAATATATGCGAGATTGGCTTACTCGCATACTTTGTCAAAAGTTTCCTGAAGATGCTCAGTTTATAGGGCAAGAAAAAGACGGGAACTTGGTTGCGGTAATAGCGTATTGCAATTTTGTCAATGGTTCTTGTGCTATGCACATAGGTACAGTTGGTGAAAATTGGATGGATAAAAATTTATTATGGGCTTGCTTTGATTACCCCTTTAACAAATTGGAAAAAAAGGTTATATTAGCGACTATGGATGCTTCAAATGAAGAAGCCATAAAACTAAACCGACACCTTGGTTTCCAAGATAAAGCGTTAATTGAAGATGCCCATGAAAATGGTGATTTACTTTTAATGACGATGAGAAAAGAAGATTGCAAATGGCTAAATCTTCAATGCTCATTAAGGAAACGAATAGGAGATTGAAATGGGTGGTTTAGGACTAATAGGTGGAACTGGTAACTTGGTGCAATCACCAGCTTATCAAGATGCTTTTAAGCAAAGCGATAATCCATACATTCAATCAGCGCAACAAACAGCGATGGGCAATATTGCTGGTGCGCAATCTGCTACGCAAGCTAACCGTATAAATCAATCAACACCTTACGGAAACTTACAATACACTCAAACAGGCACAGACCAGTTTGGCAATCCTATTTGGTCAGCTAATCAAAATCTAGCTCCACAATTTCAAGGTGCGTTGGGCAATTTATCTAACCAACTAGCATCACAAACATCAACTCCATTCAATGCAAGCCAATTTGCCCCACAAACAAAGGTAGAAGGCTCAGGAAAGGAAGGCTGGGATAAAGCCACTGGCTTGGTAATGCAACGCCTAGCACCACAATTGGAAAGACAGCAGAAGTCTTTGGATACGCAATTAGCTAATCAAGGCATCATGCGTGGCTCTGAAGCTTATATGCAAGCTCAACAAGATTTGGGTCAAAGACAAAATGATTTGATGAACCAAGCTGCCTTAGCTGGTCAGCAAGTTCAACAGAACTTATACACACAAAACTTGCAAGGTGCAGCTTTAGGTAATCAAGCTCAAGCTCAAGCCTATAACCAAGCTTTGGGTGGTTACAACTTACCATTGGCTCAGTTGGGTGCGTTTAGAACTGCTACTGCCCCAACTTACATTAATCCTTACCAACAAGCTGCCGTTGCTGGCCCTGATATTTTAGGTGCTTACACATCTAGCGAAGCGGCTAAGATTGCCCAGCAAAACGCTGATGCTGCTGAAAAATCTGCATTAACAGGTGGTTTATTTCAGTTAGGCGGTAGTGCGCTAAGTAATCCTAATACAGTATCAAGCATTTCAAAAGGGCTTGGTAGCTTGTATGACACGGTAACAGGTTGGTTCTAACATGAAGCCAAGTCAAATTATTGCCGTAACAGCCAAAAAGCGTGGCAATGACATTCAAACAGAAGTAGATTTTGTTAAAAAATCTATGGAAGCTGGTGGCGTGATGTTGCGTGAAGGCAATACTTTGCTTTTGTTGATTCCTATTGCTGAAGGTGTTGCTGAGTTTCAGTTATATACAAATGATGCGCCTTTGCAGTTATACAAGGCGATGATTGCATTTTGGAAAAAGCTTACTTCTTCTGATATACAAAAGTTATACACAGACATTGGTAATCAAGAGTTTATTCAATTAGCACAGCAGTCAGATTGGAATGTTCAACCTTCAGATGATGAAAATTACAGCACTATGGTGTTGGTGAAAGGTTAATCATGGGATTTTTTAGTGGCATAGTTAATGCTGTTAGTGACTTTGTTGGCGGTGCTGTAGACATCGTTGATGATGCCGTTGATTGGGTAGATGACACAGTACAAGATGCTGGTCATTGGATTGATGACAAAGTAAACGATGAAATTCCAGGGGGTTGGGGTACGGTTGCCGCAGTCACGGGGGCGGCTTATTTTGGTATGCCCACAGAATTTGGATTTGGTGAAGCAGCTGCTGGAGAAGCCGCTAGCTCAAGCCCTTGGTTATTAGGTGGCTCAGAAGCTGCAAGCCCTTGGGGAATCTCAACGACTGGCGGTGAATTTGGTGTATTTAATCCATCAACAATTGGTGGATTTGGTATTGATACTGCTTCTTTAGGTGGTATGGAGTGGCTTGGTGGTGCTGGCTCATTAGCTGCTGGAACTGCTGGATTAACTGCTTCTCAGCTTGCTAACGCTGCAATGGCTGGTCAATATGGCTCAAACGCTGCTAGTGGTTTAGGTTATTTGGGTGGCGCAAGTTCATTGCCAAGCGGAACTGCTGGTATTCAAGGTGTTTCATCAACACCTATTTGGGATAAAGTTAAAAAGGTTGGAGAATCATTCCTAGATGGCCAACAACAGCAACAAGGTAGCAATACAGGCATGTTGTTAGCTAGAGGTTTGGGCGGTTCACAACAAGACATTCCGCTTTCATACAACATGAACCAAAACCCATTCCAGTTCACTACGCAGCTGCCTATTCAAACGCAAGCAACGCCTGAAACTGATTTATCTAAGAAAACAGAGTCATTAGACTTTAATAAAATAAACCAAAATTTAGCTTCTTTGTTAAGGAATCAATAACATGGCTCAATCACCATTTATAACCGACCCAACTAATCCAGCTAATTCTGAGATTTTGGGGTTAGAACGCCAAAGAAAACTTGCAGAGATGCTTCAACAGCGTGGTATGAAAACGCCTGAAGGTCAAATGGTCAGTGGTCGTTATGTTGCGCCATCTTGGACTCAGTATTTGGCTAATGCTTTTGATGTTTACAGTGGTTCACAAGGCCAAAGAGATGTTGAGCAAAAGCAAGCTGACCTTGCACAAATGCTACGCAAAAAATCAGGCGAAGATGTCATTAAGTACAACGAACTTATGTATGGTTCACCTGAGCAAGCAACTTACGGTGCTGGCATGGAAGGCCCAACCAAACAAGTCACTGCGCCTGAAGTTTCTGCTGACCCATCTAAAGCTTTCCAATTTGCTTTATCTTCTACAAGCCCAGTTCTTAATCAAATGGCTGTTGAACAACTCAAACCTAAAACCTTTAAAGAAGGTGAAATTGAGATGGTATTCAACCCAAGAACAGGCAAAAGAGAGCAAGTTGCACAAGGCGGTACTAAGCTTCCAGCTGATATTCAAGGAGCTACTATTTTCTTAGGCTTACAAAATAAAGACCCAAACACATGGACTCCGCAAGAAAGATTGGCTGTTGAAAACAAAGCTAAAGAATTTAGACAGTCAGGTGCTATGAATACAGGTCAAAAAGGCCTAGATAACACATTAAAATTGCGTGGCGATTTCCGCAGTGAACCTGTTTACAAAGATTTCCAAGCTATTGATAGTGCTTATCGTCAAATTAACAAAGGTTTGGATGCTGGCAATGCTGCTGGTGACTTAGCGGCATCAACTAAACTTATGAAGTTGTTAGACCCAACATCTGTTGTTCGTGAGTCTGAGTTGGTAATGGCTATGCAAGCAACTGGCAAGTTAGACCAGCTTTATAACTACGCCAACAAGATTGCAACTGGTCAATTCTTAAGCCCAACACAAAAAGAACAATTCAGAGGTTTAGCAAAAGAGTTTTACAACTCTGCTGGTGAGCAATACAATTTGAAGCGTAAAGAGTATGCTGATATTGCACAGCGCAATGAATTAAATGTTCCCGATGTTGTTGGTGCAGAAGTTAGAATGCAACCTACATCAGGAGCAAAAAAAGCCCCACCGCCACCAAAAATAAATGAAGTAGTTGATGGTTATAGGTTTAAAGGTGGAAACCCAGCAGACCCTAAAAACTATGAAAAGGTGAACTAATGGCTGCTCCTTGGGAAAAATATCAAGCAACCCCTGAAGCTTCTGCTCCTTGGGAAAAATATGGTCAAGTTCAACCAACTGATGTTGCAGAACAACAATTTGGTGAAACTGGTGGTGGTGCTGCTACTGGCAGACCGATGCGCAATGTTCAGCTTAATGTTCAAGCCCAACCACGCCCATTAGAGGCCGTTGGTGCTGGCGCAGTTAAATCTATGTTTGTAGACCCTGTATTGGGTACTGCCAAGCTATTGTCAGGCGGTAATGTGGGTCAAGAAGCATCACAGAGATACGCAGAAGAAGCAAAACCATACAAAGAAGCATCACCTATTGGTTATGGTATTGGTCAATTTGGCGGTTCAATTGCTCCAGCTTCTATGATTATGAAGGGCTCTTCCATGATTCCTTCGTTTGCCAACTCACAATTAGCTCAAAATGTGCTAACTGGTACAACTATGGGGCTATTAACCCCACAGGAAACAGGAAAAACAGGGGTTGATTTTTACAAGCAACAAGCCAAAGAAGGTCTTATTGGTGCTGGTGCTGGTTTTATCCCTACTGCTGCTGAAAAGCTTGGTTTTGCATTAAGAGGTAAGCCACAAACCCCTGAAATGACTGCTGCTATTGATAAGGCTAGAGCATTGGGTTATGTAATCCCACCGACTCAAGCTAATCCTAATCTTATTAATAAAACCGTTGAAGGTATTTCAGGTAAAGCTGCAACAGCGCAAAACGCAAGTGCTAGAAACCAAGCTATCACTAATGAATTAACGGCACAATCTTTGGGATTGCCAAAAGACACAGTTATTACTAGAGATGTTTTAGAAGGTATTAGGAAAACTGCTGGTACAGCATACGAAAACCTAAACTTGTCAGGAACAATTAAGACAAGCTCTAAATATAACCAAGCTTTAGATGATATTGCTAAAGATGCCGTTAAAGCGCAACAAGGCTTTCCAAACGCCAAGCCTAGCGAAGTTATTGACCTAGTTAATTCATTAAAATCACCTACTTTTGATGTTGGTGCTGCAACTTCTAAGATTAATTTGCTTAGAGATGATGCAGATAAAGCATTTAGACAAGGCGATACTGCCTTGGGTAGAGCAAATAGAAAAGCTGCTGAAGTTCTTGAGAACACAATTGAGGCTCATCTTGGAAACACCAAGCAAACAGACTTATTGGATAAGTTTAGAGATGCTCGCCAATTAATTGCTAAAACTTACTCTGTAGAAAAAGCCGCCAATACGGTTACAGGCACGATTGATGCTAAAAAACTAGCTACTCAACTAGCCAAAGGTAAACCTTTAAGCGGTGAACTTAAAGATGTTGCTGAGTTTAGTGCTAGATTCCCTAAAGCAACGCAAACAACTGAATCTATGGGTAGCTTGCCACAATTTAGCCCATTAGATTACATGGCTGGCGTAGGTGGTTCACTTGCAACGCAAAACCCAGCATTATTAGGGGCGGCCGCTGGTAGACCATTACTAAGAGAAGCTGCTTTATCTAGCCCAATTCAGAACAGATTGGCCCAAAGAACACCAAGACCAACTTCAGAGTTAGCTAGACTGCTCATGTTGCAACCAGCAAATCAATTAATAGGAGAATAAAGTATGTCACGCAACGGTTCAGGAGTATATTCATTACCAGCTGGCAACCCAGTTGTCACAGGTACAACCATTTCATCATCTTGGGCGAATACAACCCTAAGTGATATTGCAACGGCTCTTACAGGCTCAGTAGCTGCTGACGGTCAAACAGCTATGACTGGCAACTTGCAGATGGGTAACAACAAGGTTACTGGTTTGGCAAATGGCTCATCCTCTACAGATGCTGCTGCTTACGGGCAATTAACTGGTGGTACAGTACCAGCAAGTTTTACAACTCTTACTTTATCTAGCACATTAACGCTGAATGGCGGTACAGCTAACCAAGTATTGTATTTAAACGGCTCTAAAGCAGTTAGCGGTGATGCTGACATGACTTTTGATGGCACTAACTTAACTTTAGCTAATGGTGCTTCTATCCAAGGCTTAACAGTAGGTAGAGGTGCTGGTGCTATCGCCAGTAATACTGCGGTTGGCGGTAGTGCTTTACCAGCCAACACAAGCGGTACAAGTAATGTGGCACTTGGTTCTTCTGCATTAAGATTTAATACTACTGGGGGCGGAAACTCTGCTCTAGGTAGAGAATCTATGTACAGCAACACTACAGGCAATAATAATACTGTTGCTGGTAATAATGCAATGTTCTCTAACACCACTGGAAGTGCAAATACTGGCATTGGTGTACAAGCACTTAACTTTAACACCACAGCATCTAA